CAAGCACGCTTCTTCAGTAGAAAAATTCGCCTTCTCAATAGCCACGCCAGAGGTGCCTATGAGGGTTATGATTAACAGCCACTCACCCATTATTCACCTCCTGCTGCGGTGCTGCTGCAATCATCGCTGCCCAGCACAACTTAGCCCGGTGCGCCGCCTGCTGACATCCGCTCATGGCTTCGTATGCTTCCCATTCCTTCTCATCACTAAAGCTCTCATCTGGCTCTGACTCAAACCCATTGACGATCATGTCTTCAGTCGGCTCAACAGGAACCATCACCCAACCATCCGGAATCACCGGAGAGTTGCCAGCAGCTAACTTCCTGTTCAGCTCCAAAGCGACCATAGCGATGGTCGATGTAGTCAGTGAATGCATGTGTGGATTGCTTGCCACAGTCTCCAGCCATACGACATCGTTAAAGCGGTCGAAGTCGAAATCATCTGGCAACTTGTAAGCCGTCGTTACAGGTTCGGCACCCTGAAGCATGGCGGCGCGATAGCCGTTCCATCCTGCACCATATCCAATTCGCGGCTCCTGCCTCCCGTTTAGCATCATCCGTCCGCGCTCATCTCGTACGTAAGCATCAGGCACAGATACCGGCGCTGGAGGGGCGGAGTAAAAATACTCGTCCTCAATTCCCTCAACGGGTTTTGAGAAGCCGATAAAATTACCGTAATGCCAAGGATAAGGGCCGTATGGCTCAACGGTCACACGACGCCAGCGGTGAATCGCAGGCTCCGCTTCGAGCGATGCCAGCGCGATACGCGCCAGTTCGTTCAGGATTGCCACATCAGCATGACCGAGGGTGTAACCAGCTTTCAAATCGGCAACTGCTTGGACGGCATGTTTGTCGATGTTGCTCATTTGGTGCCCCTTGTTGCTTTCTTCTCGTCAACGCTCCAGGCTGTAGCCAGTGCTCCAGTCACCTGCATAAACGAGTGCTTTACTTTCACCGAGAAAGTTTCTCCTATGGCCGATACCGTTTCGATGGTGGTCAGCTCGCCGCCGCTTTCGAAATCAGGGTAGAACTGCGTTACTAAATTACTTTCGACAATCACCGATCCGTCCGGCGTGTGCATTTTCAGTTTCATACCCCTACCCTCCCCCAAACCATCAATACTCGCTTCATCGCCGCGCTGTTGCGGCACTCCTGAAATATTCCGTTGGTGCAGCTGCGCGCGGTTCCAGCCTGCTCTTCCGGCGTCGCCAGACGATAAGTCACCGTTCGCCAGACCTTGCTCACGCGCACAATCTTGCGGGCCCGCTCCAGATCGATAGCGTTCTTCGTGATGCAGTTGATGGTCATGCCGCACTCTGTGGCCACATCCTTCGCTGTGAAGGTCTGGTGCGTTTCGAGATAACGCAGAATTGCCTGTTTGCCTTTCATCGTCTTAGCACTCATAGTCAGCCTCCTGTTGCATCTGGCCGCTGTAGGTGAAATCTACCGGGTCCAGGCCGGAGTAGCGGCTGCTGAAGTGGTAGGTCTTTTCTGCCCCCGGCGCATGGCGGGACTTCACACAGATGATTTCGGTGATGCCTTTCAGTTCGGTGTTTTCGTTGTACTTCTCATCCCGGTACACCATGAAGATCACATCTGCCTCCTGCTCAATAACGCCAGACTCTCGCAGGTCTGCCGCAACGGGACGCTTATTAGCGCGCTGCTCCAGGTTTCGGTTCAACTGGGCCAGAGCGATGACCGGGCAACGCAATTCTTTCGCCAGGTTCTTCAGGCCAGTGGCGATCTCCCCTACACTGCGGTTCATGTTATCCGGGTCTGACATCCGCATTTTCTGAAGATAATCGACGATGACCACGCCCAGGCCGCCCAGCTTCTTGCTCATTCTGCGCGCTTCAGCACGCACCTGGTGAACGCTCAGGGATGGCTTGTCATTGATGTAGATTGGAGAGTCGATGAACTCCTTCATGCAGTGACTAACCTTCCCCCATGCCTCGTCCATTTTCCCGCTAACTTTGCTCAGCAGATCTTCTTTGCTTACCCGCGCCCGGTGGAAAGCGACTCGCTCAGAGATTTGTTCCACTGGCATTTCGAGACTGAAGAACAGCACCGGCTTTTTGTTTTTCAGGCCTACGGTTTCTGTCACTGTGGTGCTAAACATGGTTTTCCCCATGCCAGGGCGTCCGCCAACGACGATGAAATCCGTATTGTTGAATCCTCCGAAAGCGCTATCGATAGTCGACATACCCAGCTCTGTTTTGTATTTCCAGATGTCGCCATTGATGATCGCCTGGATTGTTTCCAGCGACATGTCGATGCCAGTGGTGATGTGTTCAGTTCCGTAGTCAGCGCTGTGCTCAATTCCAGAGATGTCGGCCTGAATGTTGCCAATGATGTCTGCGATACCCTCGGTCGTTGGTTCAGAAAGCTTCTGGATCCCGACCTGTAACGCCAGGGTCATACGGCGACCAAGGTACATTTCACGAAGCTTTTCGCAGTAGGCCGCCAGGTTTGCGAAAGACGGAGTGTTTTTGCTGCATTCAGCCAGGTAAGCGAAACCACCAGCGCTCTCAAGCACTCCGAGCTGCTCAAGATCGCTGGTCAGCGTAAGCAGGTCTATCTTCGAACCGGATTCGTTGAGTCGCTTATATGACCGCAGAGCCACTTTATGGGGCGTTGCTGTGAAGTGGTCCTCAGTCAGACCCTCAATCGCATCGGTAGCCATGTCGGCGCCATCTGCGCGACCTGCTGCAAGCATTATTCCGCCAATGACGGCCTGCTCAACGTATAAATCAATAAAACGGCTCATGCTTTGACTCCCTTGCGCTCACGGTGCTCGTTGATGGCCTGCTCGTAGACAGATCCCCAGTTCTTCGGATTCAGTATCCAGTCGAGAGTCAGCCATGGCTGATCGCCTCTGGTGCCGAACAGGGAAGACTTGCTAATCAGCTCGAAGGCCATTCCCATGTGCTTCAGTTCTCGCCAGTTGCCCTGGGTGGTTTTGCCGTTCCACACAGCTTCCAGGTCTCGATAGGCCGGACGGCGGCGGTTCCACTCATGCAGTGAAACGGCCTTCGAAGGGAATTTTTCATTCCAGAGCTTGATGATCTCTTCGTGCGGACAGGCTTTCGGGTTGCTTCCATGACCATCTGCCCATATCAGGGCGTCTGACAGGTATCCATCAAAGCGGGTCATACGGCACAGGTTCTCTGGCTTGAAGCTGTGACCCCAGTTCACATGGGCCCAGCGGATAACGAGTTTCAGCTCTTCAGCGGTGTAGCACTGGTCTTTGCTCTTCACCGTGGAGAGAGCTTTCTCGAAAGGTGCCAGCGCAGCACAACGACTACCCGTTAGCTCGTTGAAGTAATCCATCACCTCCTGAGCGAGTGAGTTTTCCCCCTGGGGGGATTTAGGGGGATCTTTTCTTTCTTTCTTTTGAATAGTTTCTTTTGTGTTTAGCTGAGTTGGCTTATGGGTATTAGCTGACTTGGCTAATGTTTCATTAGCTGTTTCGGCTAATGATTTGCCATTTTGGCTAATGCTGAAATTCCAGTCAGAAATCACCTTATTCACCCCGATCGCCATGCCATTGGTAACGATGATGTTCATTGCAATCATCTCGTTCTTGGCCTTGCAGACATGCGTATGGTGAATACCGGTCATCGCCGAAATCTGGGTATTGGTAATGCGGTCAAACTTTTTCCCGAACCCGTAGGTTTTGCGGATCACCGCCAGAACGACCTTCAGCTGGCGAGCCGTTAAATCAGCAGCCATAACCGCTTCCAGCAGCTCGTTAGCGATGCGGGTATACCCATCATCGATATCTGCCACCTGACGCTCCACGACCGTTACAGACGGTCTGAAAGGTATTACTTTTGCGAGGCTACCCACGGCCACTCTCCTTACGTTTCAGCTCTTCCAGGATGGCGCGCATCTTCTCTGCCACAATCGGATTAACCGAGCGGATGAAGCGGTCGCGGGTTATGTTTTTATGTACAGCGGTATGGTAATAGCGTGGATTTTTTGCCATTATTCCTCCTGCAATGAGTGCACACGATTTGCATCTGAAGGCCAGTTCTGTTCGCGCAGACTGGCTTTCGCCATTTCTGTAGTTCTCACATAACCCCCAACATCGAAGTGACCATAGCCATCAGCGGCGCGGTCAGATCCGGGTCGACACGGAACATCTCTACAATCCCCTCACTGAGTTCCTTGATCTTCTGGTGACGCGGAGCGTTCATCGCAACGGCCACTTTCGCCTCGCTCGTTTCCTTCTCAAGTCGCGCGAAGCGGGACATAAAGCTGTCTTCTGGGAGAAGGCGGTGGCGATACTCAACAGGCAGCACGGCCATGATTGCTGGCGTCAGCTGGCGCACGTTCTCGCGGTACTGTTCGGAGTCGAAACGGTTGTCAAGGAAGCGGAACAGCTTCTGGCGCGCCCGGCTGATGTCTTCCGGAAAGCTGATAGCGGCCCCGCCCTGCTCCCGGTATTCGTTGATGATCAGCGCCGAAACGACGTCCTGATTGTCCAGCGCCGACGACCATGCCCGGACCGCATCGCGGATCTTTTCGTGGTCCGGCGCTGCCTTAGGTTGAGCGCGGTTTATCATCGCTCCCGGATGTATTACGGTATTGTGTTGATACGCAAGTGAATGCATTGCTTTCCCTTTCGTGGTTAGGGCCGCCAATCAGGCGGCATTATTTTTTGGTGGGAACAACGCATCGAGAGATGTATTGCTCCCCAGCTTATTCATCGCGTCAACCAGGCGGCGGCACGAATCCAGGTCTGGTGCTCGTATGCCAGCTTCATAGTTAGCAAGGCGGGACTGGTTCCAGCCGCACGAACCTGCTAACTCTGATTGAGTGATGCCAAGCTTCTTACGTTCGTTGGCGATATTGTTCATGCTGATCCTTTCAAGAATGGTCACTCAGCATCATTAAACACAATTCGTGATTATTAATCAACACAATTCGTGTAAAGCTTTTTAACACGGCGCGTGATACAAAATGAGAATGAATAGAATCGAAGATATAGCGGGCCGCATTAAGCGACTTCGCGAAGATAAAGGGCTGTCACAAAAGGCTCTCGCAGAGCTTTGCGGGTGGGCCTCGCAGTCACGCATAGGGAATTACGAATCAGGCACCAGGAGCGTTAGCGTTGATGATGCAACTGTAATAGCTAAGGCGCTGGGGGTTGCGCCTGCCGAGCTGCTTTTTGGCGATGACTACAAAGGCCCTTACAAGCCAGGTGATAAATACCCAGTTATAAGCAAGGTGCAGGCAGGAGCATGGTGCGAAGCTGTTGAGCCGTACACCCTTAAAGATATCGACCTTTGGCTTGAATCAGATGCTCACATTCAGGGGGAGGCGTTCTGGTTGCTCGTTGAGGGCGAGTCAATGACAGCCCCTACTGGCTTGAGCATACCTGAAGGAACCTATGTACTTTTCGACACCGGTAGAGATGCGGTAAATGGCAGTCTGGTTATAGCTAAGCTATCCGATTCGAACGAGGCGACCTTTAAGAAACTGGTGATCGATGGCGCACAGAAGTATTTGAAAGGTCTCAACCCTCAGTGGCCACTTGTTGCGATTAACGGCAACTGTCGGATTATAGGTGTTGCTGTAGAGACGAAGCTGCGCCTAGTTTAGTCAGTAGAGATTTAATTTTAGTTTTTTTCTACGGAAAGTGAATTTTGCAAAACGACTATCTGCAAGTTACAGCCTACACTAGACGCATGAAAGACGGGATGACTCAGCCCTTCCTGTGCACGTGCCAAGATGGGCAAGCTTACATTGTTAAAGGCAGGCCAAAACTCCGGCAGAAAGAGCTTGTAGCAGAATTCATATCTGCTCATCTAGCAAGACAAATTGGTCTACCTTGCCCAGACTTCTGCATTGTAGATGTTGGACAACAGATAATAGAGTTCATGCCTGACTTGCGCGGCGAGCTTTTCCCGGGTCCTGCATTTGCCACCCGCTTTGTTGAAAATGCCTCAACGATAAACATTCAACAAGCCCGTAACGCTGTAAACATACAGGATCAAAAGAAAATATTTTTCTTTGATCGCTGGATAAACAATGCAGATCGGTCTCTTACTGAGATTGGCGGGAATGTAAATATAATTTTCGATGCTGTTAACAATAGGTATTACCTGATTGACCATAACCTGGCGTTCACACAAGATACAACTGATGATGAGTATGATGTCCATGTTTACTCTGCAAATGGAAGAAAGTGGAACTTCGACATACTTGATGAACCCGAGCTGATGGATCTCGCAAACGAAGCTATTGGTTCAGTTGAGGAGACGTTTAATCAGATTCCGGCTGATTGGTTTACATCCGATGAGGAACGTGATCTGATGTTCAACGAGATATTGGGTTGCTTAAACAGAGTAAGTAACAAAGATTTTTGGGATAACATCAAATGACTACACCATGCCTATACAGCATTGTTAGATATGCGCCATATGCAGAAACCGAAGAGTTTGCCAACGTCGGTGTAGTTCTTTGTGCCCCGAAATTAGGGCAGTTTCACTTTCAACTGACGCAAGGCAACAACGCTAGGGTAAAGAACTTCTTCCAAGACGAGATAATTTTCCCTCACGCAAAAGATGCAATTGCGAGAGAGTTAAAGTTCGCACAAGAACAAAGTTGCAAATTCACCACACCGGAGAGGCTGGCTAATTTTTTCAACTACTTAATTGGAAAAAAGGAATCAATCATACATTTTAGCCCTGCGAGAGTTGTGATGTCTGATTGTCCGCAGGACATGTTGGCTGCTCTTTTTGATAAGTTTGTAAACCATTCAGAAGTAACAAAAGAATCTCGTGAGGCAATACTGACTAGAGAGCTAAAGAATCGTTTCTCTCATTATAACGATCTTAAGAACGTCTTCAAAAAAGAGACGCTTGGCGGAGAGTTAACGCGATTTTCCTTACCGTTTGTCGCTCGTCAAGAAGGGCAAATTTTATGCGCGATCAAACCGCTAGCGTTCGTACAAGACAAGCCTGAAAAGATGATGGAGCACTGTGACTCTTGGACAGCAAAAATTTTACGTGCCACTAGTGAAAAAATTCTATCGCTCTCTAATGTGTTATTTACGATCGATGCACCTCGCCATCCAAACGATCTTGAGGTCAAAGCGATGCGTGAAATTCGTAAAACTTTCAATGAGAAAGGCATCAATCATGTTGAGCATACAGATGAAGCATCGATAGTAAAATTTGCTAGACAAGCAATTTAACCCGGCCACCGCGCCGGGTTTTTTATTGCCCACCCATAAAGCTATCCCCCATTCTGCCGATAACTATCCAGCCTGAAGCTGATAACAATAACTATCGCAACACTACCTGCCCGCCCGTGCGGGCTTTTTTATTGCCCCTTCCTCACCAACTCCGCAGCATCCCTGTTAGCTCCCTTCCCTATCACGTTTCCTGTTTCCTTCCGGTACTGCTTCAGCTTGTCGATGATGTTTTGCTGGGTCATGGGTAAATCAGCCAGTGACAATTCCATCACCGCCCGCCCCATCGCCTGAATTTTCATGCTTATACGCTCTTCATCCAGAACCATGCACATCCCTCCTGCTGTTTTTTTAAGCGTAGCACTGGTATTTAAAAAAATAAATTCCCTTTCAAATCAGCAACAACACGCTTTGTTGTCATCATTAATCACATTTCGTGTTGACCAATAAAACACAATATGTGATTATCCACCCATCGAAACGAAACATCGACAGCTGAGCGAAGTTAGCCAGCGGCGAAGTGGAGATTCGGTCAGTCGAACGGCGCGACAGTAAACCATGCGTCGGACCATAGGCGGGCTCAGGAAGAGCGGCAATTATGGCAAAGCGATTTACCAGCAGCTCTTTGCGAGGGGCTGACGGTAAACAAAGAGAGGAGTGTGTATGGCAGATAAAAAAACGGCGCCACTACTGCTTAACGTAGACGCCAGCGAGGTGCTTACTCAGACCGGGGAGCTTTTAAAGTTACTTGAACTTCCAGCCAGTTCCTTTCAGGGAATTCCTGAGCATGTCGTCGATCTGTTTTTTGACCGTGTCCGTGGCCTGATTGACAACATCGTCCTTAGTGATTTCGCGACCACAGTCAGCACAACTGACGCCGGTGAAATTTGTCTCAAAGTCAAAATCATCGGGCTGGTTGAACATCTCACTTCCGCAGTCAGGGCACACGGTCCGCATGGTTTGCATGAATATATCCTTTCTACTGTTGGGGAGATTAAAGAGTAAGCGATTTCTTGCTGTTGGGGAATAGCGGGAAAGCGCGCGCCGGGCGCGGATAAATACCCCGGCAATAACTGGAATGTTTTGGGGTGTGGTGGGCAGCTGATTCGTGATGCTCGCGGATCAATCCGGTCCACGAATCCACCACACCACCAAAGCATTTCTCACGCATCAGCGGGTAACGACAGAGGGTAAGGCGATGGCAATAGATGCGACGTTAAAAGTTAAGCAAATTAACTCTATTAACCCATACGGCGACGGATGGAATAGGCATATGGAAATCGATATCGACAGTATCGAGTTAGTTGAATGTGTTAAGCCGGAAGAAATTATTTCTGAGTACACGGCGGCATCACTTCTTGATGCAATGGATGAATCTGATGTGGTTCGCTGGCTTGAAAACGAAGGTTACACAGTAACAAACGATTGACCCGCTCCGGCGGGTTTTTTATCGGGCATACCTCAGCAACTTCACAGAGGTTGCTTAGTTATGACAACCGGCGGTCATCCACCGCCCATTGAAACACTGAATAAATGCGTTGAAGTCTTGTATTAACCGTTCCGTTCGCCGCGATAAGGCTAAGAGGTAATCATGGTAAACCAGCAGCAGATCAGAGAGGCCCAACGACTCGCTTCGTTCGCGGTGCTTCATCGCAATGCTCCGGCGTGGGAAGAAGCAAAGCGCCTTTACGCCGTCGCCATCGGGATGACTCTTCACTGATGGAAACTTTATTCGCTCTCGTCCTGACCGTGGCAATGACCAACGGTGATTATCAGGACGTCATTCTCGGCGTTTACGACAGCCAGCAGGAATGCAGCCAGGCAGCTACTGAGCAGAAAGTAACAGCTGAATGCTGGCCGGTAGAAAGCATTCTCCGCAACGGCGAGTTCCCGGCGAAATCCATCGCGCAGCACTAACCCCCTATTCAACCGATCGGCCTGGCTTATGCGGGCGGCATCTGCACATCCAAATTTCAGGAGAAACCATGAGCGAAGTAACGGATTTAGTCGTCATTGAGAAACAGAACGCAATGGCGGTATTCACCACCAAAGAGCAGCTCGACCCTATTATTGAGGCGATCGAGAAAGAAGCTCGCAGCCTGGTACCGGATGTGTCGACCCGCAAAGGCCGCGACGCGATCGCATCCATGGCGCATAAGGTTGCCCGCTCCAAAACCTATATCGACAACGCCGGCAAGGATCTGGTTGCCGAGCTTAAAGCCCTGCCGAAGCAGATCGACGAAAGCCGCCGCATTGTGCGTGAGCGGCTGGACGCGCTGAAGGATGAAGTACGGCGCCCGCTCACAGAATGGGAAGCCGAGCAGGAACGCATTAAGGCTGAAGAAGCCATGAACGCGATGCACGCCGAAGCGCTGGAGATGAACATCAGGTTCGATCAGGAGCTGGCTGCCAAGTTCGAAGCGGACCACGAAATGGCCCTGCTGATGAATAAGGATTTTGACCGTGACCGCGAAGAGCAGCGCCGTCTGGCGGAACAGGCTCAGCGTGAACGTGATGAGCAACTGAAACAGGAAGCGGCAGAACAAGCCCGCCGCGATGCAGAAGCGAAGCACAAAGCAGAGATTGAAGCCGCAGCGCGCCGTGAAGCTGAAGAGAAAGCTCGCGCTGAGCTGGCGGAACGCCAGCGCATCGAAGCGGAACAGCGGGCGGCGCGTGAAAAGCAAGAAGCGGAAGCACGGGCGGAACGCGAAAAGGCCGCGGCGGTTGAAGCTGAGCGTCTAAAGGCAAAGCAGGCAGAAGCAGCCCGCCTGGCAGAAGAGAAGCGAATCGCCGATGAGCAGGCAAAACGTGAAGCTGACGTGAAGCACCGAAAGACGGTCGGTACCAACATTGTTAACGCGCTCACCAGCCACACCAGCTTAACCCGCGAACAGGCTATCGAAGTGCTTACCGCTCTGAAAGATGACCTGATCCCCTGCGCAAAAATCCATTACTGAGGCAACCATGAACGCATACCTCACTTACGACCGAATCGAAGATCGGCGCTGGGTTGAGCAGCAACTTACCGACGAGAAAGAGAAGTGGATCGACGACAGAGCGAAAGAACTGATCGCCATGTTCCCGAAATATGCTTTGCAAATGAGTAGCCTGTTTCTCCCAAAAGAAGCGCAAATGGCACTAGTCGGTGAAAAGGCAGAGGAAGCCTATAACGACTATGTCACACGCATCTGTTACGACCGCGCCGAAGAAGAGTGGGATCGCCTTCATCCAATCTGCCCATTTTAAGGAGGGACTATGAGCTTAACCCTTGTTGATTTCGTCAAACAACAGGAGCCGCTATTCACTAAGGCGGCCACTGACGAGAGGATGGTGTGGGCCAAGGAAAGCCAGTTCGCCATCCAGCTATTTCAGAACAACGACTACCTCGCCAAAGTTGCATTCCAGAACCAGACCAGCACGCAGAACGCAATCATCAACGTTGCGGCTATCGGTATTTCGCTAAACCCGGCTCAGAAGCTGGCTTACCTGGTTCCGCGTAAAGGGGCTATTTGCCTCGACATCAGTTACATGGGCCTGATGCATATTGCACAGCAGTCTGGCGCCATTAAGTGGTGCCAGTCGGCAATTGTTCGCAGAAACGATCAGTTCCGCCGCGAGGGGCTCGATAAGCCGCCGATCCACATCTACAACGACTTCGATACTGAAGAGCAGCGCGGGGACATCGTAGGCGCGTATGTAACGGTAAAAACTGACGATGGTGATTACCTCACCCATACGATGCGCATCGATGCCATCTACTCCATCCGTGACCGGTCTGAAGCATGGAAGAAGTACAAATCTGACAACAGTAAAAAGTGTCCTTGGGTCACTGACGAAGAACAGATGATCCTCAAAACAGTCGTGAAGCAGGCAGCAAAATACTGGCCTCGCCGTGAGCGCCTGGACGCCGCCATAGACCACGTTAATACCGAGGGCGAAGAAGGTATCAACTTTACAGCAGAGCGTCAGCCTGAGCGCGATATAACGCCGCTTAGCGAAACCACGCAGAAAGAGATTAACGACCTGCTTGTCTCCTTGGATAAGACATGGGATGCCGATCTTCTCCCTCTCTGTTCACGCATTTTCAAACGCCCTATCTCGCAGCCAGCCGACCTAACAGAAGTGGAAGGTGTTAAGGCTCTCGGGTTCCTCAGGCAAAAGGCGGCGGCATGACACCAGAAATTATCCTGGCCCGGACCGGTATAGACGTAACTATTATCCAGCAAGGCGACGAGGCATGGCACCGGCTGCGCCTCGGCGTTATCACCGCCTCTGAAGTGCACAACGTCATCGCCAAGCCAAGATCGGGAAAGAAGTGGACAGACATGAAAATGTCCTACTTCCACA